TTGATAAACTGTTAGATCAACATAGTCGTAGTTTTCTCGCAGTGTTGTTTTTGTAATACCGTCTGCCGCTGCAAAATTTGTTCCCGAACCAGCACCAGTTACATCAACTGCTGAACCGTTTAAAGATGCAGCAATTTCAAAATCGTTTGCATTAAGGTTAGTTTCTAAGACAAAATAGGTCTGACCCCCATCGATTCCTGTTGGTAAACTACCTCCTGAATTGCTAAAGGTTAATCTATAATCTTCTAACTGTTTGTGAGCAATATTGTTCTTTAAACCAAGTCCAGAACCGTTTGTTAATCCGCTTAATAACGAACCGCCTGACGTGGTAGATAATTGTAATTGATTATAATTAGGAACATCGTAAACATAATATGTTTGACTTCCGGTCAGACCATTTGCTGTTGTTTTAGGAGTAAATGTATCTCCTATTCTTAAACCATGATTCTGAACAGTTGTAAGTGTATCTGTTCCTGAAATATCAGTTACCGTAATTACAAAAGAAACTTTAGTAGGGGATGCGGTTGTAAATTCACATTCTAGTGCACCACGTCCGTCTTCAGCATCGTCGTAATCCTCAAATTGTAGAACACGATAAACGTCAGTGGTTGATTCCGCTAGTCGCAAACCAGTTGATGGTCTAGTAGCAACATCAGCCAATTCACCAGTGAGTATTATCTGTGAATTTGATCTCAAAGACATTTTGGTGCCATTTGGAACCTGAGCAAATAGTCCTTCAAAGTTTCCAGTTTCGTCCGATGTTAGGTTAAGTTTTACGACTCCGTCTGGTAGATCAGTAGTTGTGACTGATGTAACTGGATATCTGTATATTAGGTTTCCGTGATCAATTTCAAGTTCTGAATTGTTTAAAGGTGTGTAATCATAGTTTGTTACGTGAATGTCCAACCCAGTGGCAAGGTTTTGGAACGAGGCACTTGGGAAGTAACAGTCAACTCTTTGTGCAACATCGTAGTAAAGTGTTGTAGGAGTCGGAACTTCAAGCGGATCAGACCCGTCTGCTACTAGAGCATACACCCCGTGTGCAGAAGAACCAGCAATGGATCTAATCTGCGCACCATTTAGTGACATGTATGAAGCGTAACAGTAGTATGTAAACATTGACACTGCTTCTGTTAAACCGCCATTGGTAGCCAACAAGCCATATCCCATGTCTGCTATCTGTGTAAAGTCATTTGATAGCATGGATCTGTTACCAGGCATTAATATTTCATAGCGTCTTTGATAAGTGTGTGTTCCACTTCCTGCTCCGGTAGTTGCTACTTCTACATCTCCTAAAAAATCTGGAGTGATCCTAAATGTATTATTTGTAAGATTTGATTGCGAAACATAGTATTCCTGCCCTGCTACAATTCCTGTTGGTAGTGTTCCTGTAGTAGTAAACACAATACTAGAGCCAGCCTGGAGACCGTGATCTATTTTTGTAATAATAGCAGGATCAGCAACAGTGATTGATGAAATTGTTTGTGCCCCTGGGGTTAGCGTTGTAACTGGTGTTGTTTCGTCTAGCACTAATGAAGCCGTGCTTCCATTAGGACTGTAAACAAAATCTCTTACGTAATTGACCTTGTAAATATCGTCGCCGACAATAAATGATGCAGGTAGTTCTGGAAACCTATCTAGAAATCCTACTTCGATTCTCGTAGGTGATGTTGTTGCCGTATGAGTAAATTGTAGGTTGCCTGCAAAGCCGTCAACAAACATTCCGCCTGCAAATGTTTGAGCGTTAATGGATTTTGAGAATGATGCAGATTCTTGACAGTATGGCGACTTAGCAAGAATTTGTCCTGCTGGATCAAGCACCAGGCTGAATCCGCCATGTCCTTGCATTGTTAGTGCTCTAATAATTACAGCATCATTACAAAGGAATACATCAAGTTTATCGTTGTCCTTAGGATAATTAACGGACCCTGATCCATCGATTACATCTTCTAGTGCATCGAATAGTTCTTCTAGGACATCCTCAGTTCCTGTTTCCTTAACGAAGGCTTGATCAACAGTCTGAATAAAGGTTGAGTTATAAACTGTGGTAATTGTATTGTTGTCAACTATGTCACTAAGAATAGTTTCTAGATACTGTAGTGCAGCGATGGTCTGTGATAACTGAGTTGTAATTGCTAGTCTACCACTAGCACTCTGATAGTATTTTAAACCTGCTGATATTGTTCTGCTGTATCCTCCCCACTTGATGTCAAATATCATAGCATCAAGAATTAATCCAACATCCCTCTTACATAGATTTTCGTTGTATGTAAATGATGTTGTGAAAGGTGCAATATTATTTGCAATTTGATAATTGATCCAAGCAGTAATTTCGTTTTGTAGGAATACTCTATTCAACCTAATTAGTTCTGCCGAACTTTTATATCCGCCACCATTGTCTATTTTAGGATAAACTGGTTCTGTGCTATCTTCAAGATAATGATAACCATACAATTGTGTTGCTGTTGTTAGACCATCAATTGTTGTATCTCTTCTGAACTTTTGAAAAGCCCAAGGAGAACTTGAAGTTCCCTGTCTAGGTTTAACAATGCAACGTCTAAATTCGTTACCGACTAATGCTGTGTTTTGTGGAACCTTAATAGGAAAGTTTTCCTCATAGATACCACTCTCTATTAAAATAGTAATCTGTGTTTGGTTAGTAATATCACCATAAGATAATTCTTCGTTTGTTTGGAAACTACCATACTTAATATCAACATCAAAAATTTCGTTACCATTTGAATCGAGTGCGCCTTCATGTGCAAGAATTTGAGCAAGTGCACCAGAGGTTTCTCCTCTAATGTATAATCCTTCTCTTATATCTCTAGTTCTAAATGCCACTTCGGTGTCAGTTAAAACGTCACCAGTAAAGTCAGTTCTTAAATTTTCTGTTTTTAATAAGAATCTTGGTAGATCCGCTTGCACAGTAGGTAGGCTGGTAAATCCACTTCCTGAATCAGTAATGTCAATATCAGTAATAACACCGCCTGTTACCGTGGCAATACCAAATGCAGGTGTTGTTGAGCCACCGCCTGCAATACGAACAGATACTAAACTGTGTCCGCTACCACCATTGGTAATTGTAACGTTGTTTACTTTATATGTTACATCAAATGTAACCCCACTACCAAATGCACTATCTGTGACTGTTGCTACACCAGATGATCCTGGTAATACTGTGTAGTTACCAGATGACAATTGTCTAAATGTTACTACCGCACCCGGTGATGCAGTTGTTGATAACACTTCGTATCTTGCCACATCGCCAACACCTCCGGAAAGTTCAATAATATCTCCGGGCTGATAGTTGGTTCCAATTGAGTTGAGTGAAATAGTATCAACACTCATTCTAGGAGTTCCGACGAATCCTGTTCCTGATGTAGGTGAAGTGTCAATGGATGCAAGTGTAACTGATTTTGTTCCGTTGTCGTATGTTAATTTTTTCTTATATGGACCAATGTCATCATTGGATTCTAAAATAATTTCTTCTGCTTTCTTACATGCAGCCTCAATAGTTCTGTATGCATAAGCAAGTGCTCGGCCCTGTAGGTCATCTGATACACCCGGACGGTCGTCTGCTCCTGATGTAGCAACATAAAGGTTTACACTGGAACCAAAGGATGATCCATCAACGTATGCTTTTGTGGCTGCGATCAATCCATCATATCTTTCATCATCGTCAGGTTCCGGCGAACGAGAAAGAATAAGTGGCCCACTCATGGTTCCAAATGCAGTGTTAACTAAACCTGTTGCAGGATCAATAGCATTTACACCTGCCTTGGAAATTTTTGTATCTACATATTCTTTGCTTGCTGCTTCTGTGTCTTCGGTTGGAATAGCAAGATCTTTGATCTTGAATGTTGTCGCGCCTGATTGAACTGAAAGATCGCCGCCTAACTGCGGACTTGGATCTCCTGAAATTTCTGAGAATAATGTGCTTACTATGATTTGATTAGAGTTTGATACAGTATCTACTGATACACCAGTTCCACCAGTAATTTGCTTAAATTGTAGTCCGTCTGTGGTAGGATTAACTGCAACTACTGCTCCTTCCTGACCAATAAAGTTTGATGGGGTATCATCAAGTCCTACAAATGTAAGTCTTTCTCCTAGTCCTAAAGAACTGTATAGTTCTCTAAAGTTATCGTTTACTTTGCTAAACGATTCTCTAATACTATCGCCGGTTCCGTCATTACCAACCGCACCAACATCAATAACTTTTCTTGCCATTTTATCCCCTAAAAGGTCCTCTTTGCTCTAATATTTATCAATTTATTCTATAAGCCTAATGTAAAACAGTAAATATAACTATGTTTTTAGGCACTAAAAAAGAAATAACTGAACACATACGCAGGAGTAAGTTAGGTAAAGAACATACATATAATCGTGTTAAAACCATAGTTGAACTCCGTTGTGATAACTGTGACTCTGTATTTACCAGGGATCTAAAAAAGATCAGTAGAGCCCGGCTAAACAATAATTATTTTCATGTTTGCGGTAACTGTGATGCTAAAAGATTTGCACAGAAAAAAGGTGTAGAACAGAAACAGATCTGGAATATGCCAGCAGGTTCTGACCTACCTATATCCAAATACTAAAACTTAACTAAACTGCGAAACTTTCGCCGCAACCACAACTTGATGTTGAGTTGGGATTCTTGATCTGAAGATAGGAACCAAATACTTCTTCAACATAATCAACTGTGGTTCCGATGACAAACAGCAGGCTTTGCGAATCAATCGCAAACTCACCGTTATCCAGTTTGATTACTTCATCGTCAAATTCCTTAGAATCTGACATTTCCCATTCATACTGAAAGCCGGCGCACCCGCCGCCCTTGACACAAAGTCTGACGACAGGCTTGCCTTGCTTTTCAATAAGGCCTTCCATGTGCCTTCTAGCAGAATCTGTTAGGACTACTGCTTCCGGCATTATTCACTCTTATAAATTGTCCAGACTCCATATGCGATTGCTGCATATGCAAGTAAGCCTGCAATTGGTTTTGCAATTAATACCACTACTCCTAGTAGGATTAGTGCTGCACCGTCCCAAGAAGTTCTTTCAGTGAAACGATTTGCCACCCAGGTTTTAAATTTATCTAACATAGTAATCTCCTTATTTTTTAGGTTTTACTGCTTTCCATAGTTGATCAACCAATTTAGCCTTGGTTAATCTTTTGTCTAACTCAATGCCGTGAGCTCTACCTAGTTGTTCTAGATCATTCTTTGACATCTTTGTTAGTTCTGTTTTTTTCATAACAACAGGTTTATCAAGCACCAAAGGCTCAGTAATTTCTGCTGGCACGAAAATCTTTTTTAACCACGTAAACATATTATTCTCCTTGTAGTCTATCGTTAACTATTGACCAGTTTATGATTCGCCAAATACCGTCAAGATACTTGTCCTTGTTAGTATCAAGCAGATACGAATGTTCCCACATATCTACAGGTAATGCTATTTGCATTTTTTTCTCAAATGCTTGATTAGGAATTGTGGCAATATTGCCTTTGACATCCATGTAGCACCAACCACTACCCTGTAGTGATTTAGCCTTTGATATGAACTCTTGTTTAAATTTTTCGTAAGAACCAAATTTTTTGTTTATAAGTTCTTCTGAAGCACCTGTGGGCCTGTTTCCTGTGCTTGGAGGTTGCAGAGATGCCCAATACATGTTGTGAAGCGTTGCACCTCCAAAGTTAAATGCATCGTCACCTTCTTTATTATTATAACGATCGACATACCCCTTGGATAAAACTCCGTAGTGAAGATCCACAGTTGCCTTACTCATCACAGGCTCTAATGCATCTTTTGCATAAGGCAGTTTTTCAAGAATCAAGGTAGGTCTTGCTGTTTCTGCTTCCGCAATAAAATCTTTCAGTTCTTTTAACATCTTGTATATTTATGTTAAATATAGTTGTCCTACGTAGAAAAGGAAAAAATCGTGGATACACTCGTATTAAACGCTGACGCAAAGCCCTATTCCATACTACCATTAAGCACTATCACATGGCAAGAGTCCATAAAATATCTAGTTCTAGACAGAGTCCGTGTGCTTGAATGGTATGATGATTGGGTAGTAAGTTCCATGTCATGGGAGACTCGTGTGCCTGCTGTGGTCATGGTAAAACAATACATTCGAAAGAATACTGCTGTTAGATTTTCAAAATACAATCTATTCCTAAGAGATCAATTTGTGTGTCAGTATTGTGATGACATGATTCCACACAGGAATAAATGCACGGTGGATCACGTGATACCCATTTCAAAGGGTGGTAGAACAAACTGGATCAACTGCGTTACCGCATGCGGACCATGCAATGTTGAAAAGGGAGACAAGTTAGGGTTGCGGCCCAGGCGACAGCCTTACAAACCCACCTACTATGATCTTGTTAAGAACAAAGAACTACTTCAATTAAAAATTAAGCACAGCAGTTGGCACAACTATATTAGATAGATTCGTAAAGAGCAATACTTGCTAGGTTCTTAGCCTTTGACTCTACCATAATATCTGCATAGTCGTTAAACTGTAGTGCCCAGTCGTTGACTGCATTGTTCCACATAAAGTCTGAATGTGCTCTTAGTTTCTGTTTCTTGTATCCTTGTTCAAGCAACTTTTCCATATCCGGCATTACGTTAGGATCGTGGCCAACAAGAACATCTTCACGTGATACTGAGTAATGTATAACAGGACGCACACCACGCCACGAATCAATTATGCGAGCAAATCTATCGTCGGCGGGTTGAATGTATTCTCCACTATTGACCCAGTGATGGTGTATGTCAAGAACGAGGGCAAGGTGGTCTGCAAGTTCGAGGCTTGCGTCGATACCCCACGACATTTCGTCGTTCTCGATCGTGATTGTGTTTCGTGCTTCTGGCGAGAGTCTCGGTAATACATCAATGATCCCTTGTGGGCCTTTTCGACCGGAGATATGCACATTGCATTTCGCATCTTGAAATGATTGACCGTAACCCATCCAGCGGAAGACATCGGTGTGATATTCAAATTCTTCTATGCTCCTCTCTACTATATCAGGGTTATCAGATGCAAGCACAGTAAACTGGCCAGGATGCATAGACACCCTAACATCAAGTTCCCTCGCTCTACGGCCGACATTGGCAAAGTTCTTTTCGCAATAGTCGCGAACATCAGGTTTGCGCCAAAAATAAGACCACGTAGGCTCAGTATAAACAGGCAGAACATCGCTACCCAGCCTAACCATTCTAAGTTCATTCGGTAATCCTCCAACGTAACAAATAAGGTTCATATAAGATTGTATGTTGTGAACCATAATATCCCATAGGCGTTGTTCTGCAACATCCTTGGGTTGACTATTCAACCATCTAACCGTTGTGCTTCTAGTGTTTAATGGACGCTGAATCTCCTCAAGTAGTTTCTTCTTCTGAGTCTGATCAGGGTGCATATATTTGCATGCAAAGCCTATGCGTTTATATTGAGAATTCGTCACGTAATATTTTCCATGTTTCGTTATAATCTTTTATATTATAGCAGAAACCAAGGTCCTTGTCAATGATTTCCTTCTTTAATGGATAATCATTTCCTTCTGGATGCATAGCATCGCCAAAGAAATGTAGTATGTCATTCTTTGGATCAAAATCTCTTAGTATTTGGCTCTTGTCATGTCCTTTTGGAAATATGTCTATGCCCGTTTCTCCTCCTACCTTTGCCTGTATATCAGGAAACATAGTTTCAAATGCACGTGCGATTCTATTGCGTTCGTTGATGCGAACATCGTGTTCCACGTATAACTTTCTCTCACCAAGTGTTGCATTGCGACCGACAACACTGAAGTTACACATTCCAGGACGGTGCTCGAAGTGTAATCCTGTTCTAAGAACGAACTCGCTCTCTGTCATGCACTGTGTTAAGAATTGTGTGGGCAACTCTGGCAAGTGCCAATCGCTTGTATGGGTATTTTTATCCTGTTCCCAAACATCACTTCCTGAGCAGTTGTATACTCTTGATGCAAAGTTATAAACTATAGACCCTACTTGTTCTAGAGTTTTCTCTCTATCACTTCCAGTAACTAGATAGACATAATTCTGTTCTTGGAATGTTGTAAACCATCTTTGAAATTCTGTATCCATAGGCTGTCTACTAGGAGTAAGCGTTCCGTCGACATCAAATATAAATTTATTAACCACGGTCATTTCCAATTATCTACCACAAATTTGTCTTGAACAATTTCCGGATTAGGCGAACCGTGAAAAACTGCTATAGAACATTCGGTAGGAATTTCTATATCGTTCCTAATAGAAGTAAATTGTCTAATTCCCTGAATAACTTGTAGCTCACTCCGATCTCTAATTTCCCACTTATAACTTTGTATCCAAGGTTCTGGCCAAAATTTAATTCTATCCTTGGCACACTTCCAGGTCCAATCCTGATCTCCGTGCATTCTTTGTGCCGTTTGAGGATTGTTCATAAATTGTGTATAGATATGACTCTGTGTTCCATGAATCCAACTCATTACACTGCTGTTAAGATATTTCCAATCTTTATGAAATTTTCTATTGAAGTCTCTAATACCCATAAATGTGTTTCCACTTATTTGTGTAAGTTTATCTAAATTTCCAGAAATTACAACATCTAGATCCATATATAATATTCTTCCACTTAGTGGTAATTTAGGATCAAACATGTGCACCTTGTGCCACCACCCTTTTACATAACCTGCATTTTTTTGAACTATTAACTCCACACCATCAATAGTATGTGGATCATCTGTAAGACAATAAAGTTTATAAGGAACTGTTATATTTCGTTTTATCATATTTCGTAATTTTTCAACATATGATATAGGATATTTGTTTCCAAATCTTACACAAAGGATATTTGCTACGGATTCTGTTATAGCCAAAGTAGAATTAGCAGTATCGTTCTTACGCAAACGTGCCTGTTCTTTCTCAAATTTTCTTTGAAGTTTATATGCTTTACGTTGTTCTTTGTTTAGATTTTCCGGATCCATTCATTTTATTCCCTAGTTTTTGTAAGAATATTTAACTATATCTGCTACAACTTTTTCAAAGTCCTTAAGATGTAGAGCGTTTGGTCCATCACTGGGTGCATTATCCGGATCCTTGTGAACTTCTAAGAAGAAGTTTGTCACACCCATTGCAGATGCAGCACGAGCCAAGCCAGGCACATACTCACGATTACCGCCACTGCTAGTGCCCATACCTCCGGGTTTTTGAACGGAGTGCGTAATGTCATAAACAATGGGAACGTTATAATTAGCGAGCATAAACTGAAGGCCAGTGAAATCAGTGACCAGAGTATTATATCCAAAACTTGTTCCCCTTTCTGTTATCCAGACTTCCTTGGCACCTTCCGTCTTAGATAGAATGTTTTCAACATCCCACGGTGCAAGGAACTGTCCTTTTTTAATATTAACTATCATACCTGTCTTGACCGCAGCACGGACTAGGTCCGTTTGTCTGCACAAGAACGCAGGAATCTGTAACACATCAATGATGTCATTGTAGTAGGCTCCTATCTTAAGAACCTCGTTTACATTATGAACATCAG